AAGTATGGTGAAAAAGATGCTCTACAAGATGTTAGAGATTGGATGGAGCACCAAGCATATTATCTAACTGAGGCTACTGTAGAATTAGCTAAAGAGCGAGGACCCTGTAAAGAAAGTCATAAGACAAGATATGGGAAAGGAATATTTCCTTGGGAACTTAGAGCCGATTCGGTAAATGATTTAGCAGATTTTACTCCAGAACTTGACTGGGAAACTCTCAGAGAAAACTTGGTAAAATTTGGGGTTCGTAATGCTACATTAATGGCTGTCGCTCCAGTTGAGTCTTCGTCGGTCGTTATTAATTCTACAAATGGTATTGAAATGCCAATGAGTTTAATATCTGTCAAAGAAAGTAAAGCTGGATCATTTGTACAAGTAGTGCCTGAATATCAAAAATTAAAAAATAAATATCAATTAATGTGGGATCAGAAAGATTGTGATGGCTACATTAAAACTGCTGCTGTATTAGCTGCATATGTTGATCAAAGCATAAGTACTAATACTTTCTACAATCCTGCATTCTTTCCTGACCGTAAAGTACCCACAACACTTATAGCTAAAAATTTAATGCAGGCTCATATTTGGGGAATAAAAACTTTTTACTACAGTTTAATTAATAAAGCAGGTAGTAAGGCTATTATAGAAGATGCTCCGCTTGAACCAATCAACTTTAATGATGAAGAAGATTGTGAAGTTTGCAAATTATAAGGACAACATACAATCAATGACCGCTAAAAGTAATTTAGCAAAAGGCAGAGAAAGCTATGATGCTGAATTGAGTACTGGCTTGGTTGAATTTTTTAATAGAAATATTACACCTTATCCGACAGAATCAAGCGGTCCTAAATTTGATCTTATTCCTGTTGAAAAACAAAAAGATATTATGGTCAATGTGGCTAGAATGCACGCCCAACAAGAATATGACCGTATTATGGAATTAGTCACCGTACTACAAAAACAAGCTGCTAGTATTAAAAGAAGATTAGAAATTACAGATGCTGTACATAGTGCCAAATATAATTTTCAAATATATCATGGGCAGATTTATTGGTTAGCATATGATAGTTATAAACGGCATACTATACTAGTACACAATGGACCTGATGATTGGAGTGCCGGAGCACCTATTCAATATGAATATATATGTAAAGTAAAATGGTTAGGTGATCATACATGGACCGAACTTGACAAAGATGATAATTATAATTAAAATAAAGGACTAATATGTCAAAACAACAATATAATTTAAATACAAAAACAGACTACATCAGTAGAAAAATGTTTTTAGACCCTGAAGGTCCTGTAACTATTCAACGGTTTGAAGAAGTCAAATATAATAAGTTACAAAAAATAGAACAAACAGCTAGAGGGTTCTTTTGGGTGCCTGAAGAAATTAATTTATCTAAAGATGCCAATGATTTTAAAGATGCTACTGATGCAGTTAAGCATATATTTACTAGTAATTTATTAAGACAAACAGCACTTGATAGTATTCAAGGACGTGGGCCAGCACAAGTTTTTACGCCCGTTGTTAGTTTGCCTGAACTAGAAGCACTGATGTATAATTGGAGCTTTTTTGAAACTAATATTCATAGCCGTTCGTATAGTCATATTATTCGTAATATCTACAATGTACCAAAAGATGTGTTTAACACAATTCATGATACTAAAGAAATTATTGATATGGCTTCAAGTGTGGGGAAATACTATGATGAACTACATCAAATTAATTGCAATAAAGAATCTGGTCAATCTATAAATGAACAAGACCATATAAAAGCAATTTGGTTAGCACTCAATGCTAGCTATGCCCTTGAAGCATTCCGTTTCATGGTTTCATTTGCTACAAGTTTAGCTATGGTAGAAAACAAAATCTTTATAGGTAATGGGAACATTATTAGTTTAATTCTACAAGACGAGTTGCTCCATAAAGAATGGACTGCTTGGATAATTAATCAAGTAGTAAAAGAAGATTCTAGATTTGTTCAAGCAAAACAAGAGTGTGAGCAAGAAGTATACAATATGTATATGGATGTCATTAGAGAAGAAAAAGATTGGGCTACCTATTTATTTAAAATGGGTCCGGTGATTGGACTCAACCCTAATATTTTAAAAGATTTTGTAGACTATACTGCATTTTATGCGCTAAAAGATATTGGAATTAAATACATTAGTAATAATGTTTCAAAAACTACTCCTATTCCGTGGTTTAACAAACACAGTGACACTAGTAAAAAACAGTCAGCCCTTCAAGAAACAGAAAGTACTAATTATGTATTAGGCGCAATGAGCGAAGCACTTGACTATGATCAATTACCTAAATTATAATACGGAGAGAAAAATGAAAGCTATAGTATGGAGTAAAACCAATTGTACAAATTGCGACCAAGCAAAAAGTTTATTGAATCAAAAAAATATACCCTATGAAGAAAGAAAAATAGGTGATGGTTGGACTAAAGAAGAATTATTAGAGGCAGTACCAACTGCCCGAACAGTACCACAAATTTTTCTTGGTGAAGAATATGTGGGTGGGTTTACCGAACTCAAACAAAAATTAGCAGCGTAAGGAATATAATGTTTAATAAAGACGAAATTTACACTTTTAAATTAAATAGTGGCGAAGAATTAATTGCTAAAGTACTCAAGTACGAAACAGATTTTATTACTATTTTTGATCCAGTTTCTGTAGCACCTGGACCACAAGGTATGGGATTGGTTCCTAGTTTATTTACTGCGGATCCCGAAGGAGAAATAAAACTAAATACTAATAGTATTGCAATTTATGGCGTAACTGATGAGAATATAAAAGCAAAATATACTCAAGCGACTACAGGAATAGCGGTACCTAATAAAAAATTAATATTAGGGTAATATGGCAAACTTAAGCAGACAGGGTGATCAAAATACAACAGGTGGAAAAATAGTACGGGGCGCCGGCACTGTATTTGCAAACGGTATACCTGTTGGATTGCATGTAAGCTTAATTACTCCTCATGCTCCTTTTGGAAAACCACATCCTCCTCACAATGCCGCTAGAACTACAGAAGGTAGTCCTACTGTTTTTGCTGAGGGTGATCCTGTATTAAGAGTGGGCTCAGGTAATACATGCGGTCATTCTATTATACAAGGCAGCCCCGATGTGTTTGTCCCATGAGTACTACCGGTAAACAAAGCCCCTTAGGTGTAAATGTAAATAGTTCTTTATTGCAAAATATAGGACTGTGCATTAATTCTACCGTACAGGGCTATATGGGGATTAGTAAAAGTAATACTAGTCACACTCCGGGAACGCTAGTTAGTAACACATGCCTTAAATGGTTAACATATGCTATATATGAAGCATATAATGGCAATGTTGCTAAAACTCCTGCAGGAACTTCAACCTATGATAATTTAATCGCTATAGGAAAGAATAGTATTCCGGCATTGGGGAATTCAAAAAGTCCTGGTTATGTTAACACCGATCCAACTGGGTATTGGCAAGGTCAAGCTACCACCGGGTATTCAACAGCAGGTGATACAAACGATGGACAAAGCGCAACTTGGATCCCATACGATACTACTAACAATAATAAAAGTGTTACTCAATGGGGATTTTTGAGATTATATGCATTGCAAGCTTGGAATGAGTTTAATTGGAACGGCATTCAAACAGGATCAGGAATGCCTCTATATAAAGATTTTGTATCAAGCTTTTTAACTTCTCAAGGTTTTATAGAATATTCTAACAATTCTGTAAATTCTATACACGGTTCCTTTGATTTCCTTAAAGGCACCTATAGTAACATGAATGATCTAATTAGCTCTGATATAGCAGGCGTGAGTTTAGCAACACGGGCTTTTGGTCTAGATTGCATTACTGCAGGTAAAGTAATAAATTTATCTAACATATTTAAATTTGGTATGCCTTCAGTTTTGTTACAAACTATTAAAAAATTTAATACTATTACTCAATCATTATCATTGGCGTTATTGTCGGCTGGTCTGTCAGCTCAAGAAGTCGAGGATATTTCTACTGGAAGAATATCTACACCTACTAAATTACAAGAGCAACAATTGTATGGAGCATTTTTAATTATTATAGGACAAGATTTAGTTGATATATTGATACCATTAAATTGCAAAACTAAAGGCTTAGAATCATTAGCAGATTTGTTGAATATTAAAAAATTATTTCCAAATAGTTATCAATCATTGACCGTACCTATTTATAATGCTAGCTCCGGTCCAACTAATTCTAAGACATATTATCCTATATTTGAAAACGGTGCAGTAAGTTCTAGGCTAGAAACTTCAGCAATAACCGAACAAATTGGAGTGATTATTCCGCCTGGTACTCCTTCTGTCACCGAAGCGCCGCCGCCGACCGTAATTGAAGTAGCTCCGCCGACTGTATCACCTACCGTTGCTCCTGTTGGTTCGCAATTAGCAACTTCGATTCCACTAGAACGGTACAAAAATAGTTAAAAATTATGTCAGACTCATTAAATTTTCAAATAACAAAAGAAGGATTTGGATCATATCTATCAGGAATACTACCTGACGATATTGCAGTAACTGCTGGCGCATTTTCTGCAACTATGCAACAAATTAGAAATATTCGAAATGTTGATTTTGAAAAGTTCTCTCAAGTAGCCGTTAATATCGAGTCAACGAAAGGATTGCCTCAAGTTAATGGTACAAATGTTCCGACTAATACTAACCTATCTAATGCAGGATTTAATCTAACTGCATTGGGAAGTGGTCCGTATGGTACATATACTATGAGTGATTTTTTGGGATGTATGAGCGGACTACCTTATTCATGGGGCTCTGTTCAATCGATGATTCAGACATTGCAAACTACCACATTAACAAATCTTTATAAAAATTTATATTTAGCGGTTACTTGGAAAGTAGGTACAGTCTCAGTACAATATACTAATGATGGATTTGGAAATTACACAGTTACTGGAATTACACTAACTGATCAAGGCGGCGGGTATGGTAGAGAGGGAGCAGCCTCTCCTAATATTACTTTAAGTAATGGTGGAACAGGAATTACTACAATAGGTACTAATCCCGATGATTTATCCACTTATGGTAGAATACTTTCAGTCTCGCTAACTTCTTCGGGATCTGTTACTGGATCGGTTCCTACTGCAACAGTAGCTAATCCACCAACTACTTATGGAAGTGCAGGTTGGCCCGGTATGAATACCGCAGTCCAATATTACATTGATGCGTCTAATGCAGAAATCGCTTCTATTAAAGCTGCTAATCCAACTGTCAGTTCAAATTTAAATACAATGTATAACTCATTTGGTAAACAACTTACAATAGAACAAAGGTCTAGGTATACAGGAATAAATCCAGTACCCAGCCCAACCCGAGACACTTTTATAAATAGGTACCCTATATCAATTTATTCATTTGTTGATGCTATTCCTATTTTAGCACAAAATACACTTCCTCATATGTATGCCCAAACATTAGAGGCTATTAGCGATTTAAATACGCCAGGTGGACAAAGTATTGTAGCAATGATGAGACAAGAAAGAAATGCCGCAAGACTACAACAGATAGGAATAGATTTAGATAATAATATATCAGGAAAGCTAGACCAACAAGAAGTAGAAATATTAACGGCCAATGGTACATTGCCTACTGGTGTAGAAGGTGTTACCGTTACCGGTATAAACGGAAATGTAAATAATCCAAGTACTACCTTTACACTGCCTAGCAATTTTACTACTCAACCAATTGGGTATTTTGATCCCAATACAACCGAATTTAAATTAGCAACGGTACAACCCACCTCACCGATACAACAAATTTTAAATACTGCTCAAAATAATATTAATAATAATAATTTATTAGGACCTGCAGGTAATGGTACTGGCCCTGCGCAACCTGCTATATTATCTATAGGCCCTGCTACATCAGCTACGGGCCCTGCTATATCATCTATAAGTCCTATTTCTACTGGGATTTCTAAACCGTCGGTTAACCCTAAACCAGGATTGGTCTCTGCTATTTTAGAGCCCGGCCCAGCAGAACTACAACCTATTGCAATTATTACTAGTGGACCAATTTCACAAGGAACACCCCTCGATAAAGGTGGACCTGCAGTACCTGGAAGTTTGGCAGGGTCACCTGCGAGTAATATTATTCCACCAAACCTGAATACGGCACTAACCGCATCAGTTTTGTTACCATCAGTTTATGACATTGCAGAAGCAATTGAAGAAGTTATCATGTGCAACTGCGATTGTTGGATAAACTAACATAGCCCGTTTCTATCGCGTGGAGCTAGAAAGGATGATATAATCATCCAACGAGTTACTTTTTACTAAAAGGAGTTGAAAATGACATTTTCAATCAGAATAATTAATAGTATTCTTGGCGTAGTACTACTTGCCATAATTATTAATGCAGTAACCGCTTTTAAATTTGGTTCTGTTCAAGAAGTGGCTTTAGATAAACCACGCTCATATGTATCTGTAAAAAATGTGGATAGAACATTAGACTGTTTGGCTATGAATATATACAAAGAAGCAGCCCACGAGTCTTTTGAGGGAAAAGTTGCAGTTGCTCAGGTTACCCTTAATCGAGTAGACGATCCTAGATTTCCTAAAGATGTGTGTGCTGTAGTTTACCAAAAGAATCTAATAATGGAAAAGGTCGTGTGCCAATTTAGTTGGTATTGCATGGGTAAAAATAAATCTAAACCCACAGATGAAGCATATAAAGAAAGTTATGCGGTAGCCAAAAAAGTGTTGTTAGAAGGGTTTAGACTTGACAGTTTAAATGATGCACTGTATTATCATGCAGTATACGTCAACCCTGCATGGCCGTATAAAAAAATTAACAAAATTGGTAATCATATTTTTTACAAGGATAAAGTATGAAGAATGAATTGATAGACCTTTACACTACTGTAATTGATTTTTTAAATAATAAATTACATAGAATTTCTGCCGATACATTAGGATGGATGGCTAATATAGCTCTTCATGCAGCTACACTACCCTCATTTTTAGCATTAATGACAGGACTAACTGATAAAGCACCTAACGTAGATTTGGTACTTATGATATGGTCTGCTCTATGTTTATTATTTTTTCGTGCAATTCTATTAAAAGATTTACTTAATATTGCTACTATTGGTGTAGGATTTATGCTACAGGCAATTTCGTTAGTATTAATTTATTTTAAATAAAATGAAAAAACTTCGTACCAGTCCCGATAAGTATACTTTTCAAAAAGAAAATTATATAAAAAGATGTAAGGAAAAAGATCAAGCGCCTAATATGGATTATCTAAATTTTTGGGAAAAAACAATAGAGGCCCGCGCAGAAAATGAGCGTAATATTGCATGGCTAGAAAATAACATGGAATACGACTTATTAATGTCTGATTATATCGCAGAAAAATGTAAAGATGATAAGTATGCTCAGAATCTTTATGCCGCACTATGTAATAATAGTTTCATAAAAAATGAAGTATGGCCGATTCTTGTAGAAAAAACATGGAGTTGTTCATGGCTATATGCCGGCGGTATTATAGCAGACATTAGAGAACAGGGAGATTACCTAGACTGGTATTGTTCAGGTATGGCAGGTGGTCTTGGTAACGGAGATGAGGATGGATCAAAGGGTTATGTGGGAGAGAGCGTAATCACCGAAGAAATTAAAGATGACTTATTAAAATTGAATTGGCTTGTTTTTGAGTCATCTGAAGAATACTAAATACATTAAAGGAGTATTAAGATGTCTTATTCACCAAAAGTAATTGACCATTATGAAAATCCAAGAAATGTTGGAAAATTTGAAATTGATGATACAATAGGCACCGGACTAGTTGGAGCCCCGGCATGCGGAGATGTAATGAAACTTCAAATTAAAGTAGATCCGTTAACAGGAGTAATAGAAGATGCTAAATTTAAAACGTATGGGTGCGGGTCAGCAATTGCTAGCTCAAGTCTTGTCACAGAGTGGGTTAAAGGAAAAACCCTCGACGAGGCAACAACAATTAAAAACACACAGATTGCAGAAGAACTCGCCCTCCCCCCAGTCAAAATCCACTGCTCAATCTTAGC